TTCATTCGCACCCAAAGGGAACTTCGGGTTTTAGCGACCATGACTTGGCAGTAGCTGCGAATATGGAATTAACTTCCTACGTGTACATCGTCGAAAGCGACAGACTGGAACGTTGGACAGCAAGTGAAGGACTAACGGTTTTTGCAGAGGTGCTTAAAGAGCTATGAAGATCATTCTGGAAGGAGTAGCTGGTAAGCGCTTTGGGCGTGAATTTAATTTAGATGTACATAGTCCTAACGACGCCATCAGAGCACTGAGCCATAGAATACCCGGATTTAGGACCTTCATGGAAGGTTCACACGAGTTTGGGATTTACTGGCGGGTATTAACGAACAGGAATAAGGAGGGCGTTAACGCGGAAGAACTTGCAATGGGGTGTTCAGAGCTTATCCTTGTCCCGGTTATTACAGGCTCTGCAGATCTTTGGAAGAATATCCTTAATATCTTCTTGGGCATCGTCCTTATAGTCTTCGCCTTTACCGGCTTTGGCTTGGTTGCATTTGGCGCAGTAGGTACTATTTCCGCTGGTATACAGAGTGCGATCGCGGCTTTAGGTTTTGGCTTGTTATTCACTGGAGTTGCTGGTCTCTTGGCGCCTGGAACTCCGCAGGGGGATAAAAGTGACGAAGGGCGAGAAGCAGATGATGCTGTATTTGACGGAGCTCAATCTACAGCCGGTCAAGGCGCACCGATTCCATTACTCTATGGAACGTTTTTATGCCAGAGCATCCCAATTGTTAGCTCCTACATCGATGACAATAAGGGCTACTACCTAGGCGTAGTATCAGAAGGTCAGATTGAGGGGCTGGCAGGAGAGGCAAAGGACAACATTTATTTGAATGGGGCGCGTCTAGCCTCCTCAAGCGTTGACAACATCGAACTAAGCGACGGGGAACAGACAGCTCAACCATGCTCATTTGTTAAATCAGGTGGTTTTCACCTCTCAGCTGGCGCCACCCTTCAGGCAATGGAGGGTACTACGCCAAATCAACAGGTAATTCGTTCATTTCAGCAGCCATACGCGGATACGTTAAAAATCCGTCTGACGTATGGGCCCTGCTACTGCGTCAACAGCTACGGGGCAAAAGGCTCTTCATGGACGAGGTACAGAGATTACACAACTAGGGGCAAGACAAATTTTCTAAGGTATATCGTCGAGTGTATTAACGGAAATGGATTGACTTTCTATAGCAAGCTATTTGAATGGGGGAACAGCGGTCCCGTTAAATCCCAAAAGCTTGATGTACTAGAAGTTGATATCAGCGGCGTTCCTCAACCAATCAGCATAAGGATTACGCGCTTGGACAGAGACGGGGTCCCCGATCCGGAGAGCCGAGCAGGAGATGAAGATAGTGAAAGTTGGCAATGGGTCAAAGGTGATGTGACCTTTGTGTCTGCTGATGTCATGTGGAGTGAAAAACTCAAATTCCCTAAGTCGGCAATGCTTGGACTGAAGTTTGATGTGTCTGAATTTACTCAGATGCCGACAATCTATGCAAAGTGTAAGGGGATAAAAGTGCCATGCATTACAAGCAGCTTGTCAATTACCTACCAATACAGCACAAATCCCGTATATGTACTCCTCGATCTGATAACCAACCCTAGATATGGGGCGGGAGGACGTAGTTATACAAAAACAACTTCGGGAGGCGGGACAGTTGTTCAGCCGGGCATTCGGATGGAGGATGTCGATTTAGGCTCGTTTAAAGAAGCAGCAAACTACTGTGAAGACAAAGGTATAACGTTTAATGGTGTTATAGATGGAGCATCTGACGCCTATGATCTCATAAAGGGCGTAGCATCGACATTCCAGGGATCGCTGTATTACGCGGGCGGAAAGATTGGTGTTGTCGTAGATAAAGCCTACACGTCGGAGAGCGAACTAAAGCTATTTACGGAATCAAATGTGATTCAGGAAAAAGAAGAGGATGGTACTGTCAAGGCGCCCTGCTTTACTTATGAGGGTGTGGCAAAGGCCGCGCGTAGAACTATTGCAAATGTAAGCTTTGTAGACCCAAACAGGTTTTACCAAGAAACAAAAGTTGCAGTTCACCACCCCGAAGGGATTGATCGCTATGGCTATCGGCCAGTAAATATTCGAGCTCTGGGTTGTACCAGTCAAGCTCAAGCACAGCGGCTTGGGCGTTACACGATTGGAAGTAATATCTATAACACAGAGACTGTGACGTTCAGGGTCGCGAGCGAAGGCATCTTGTTACTGCCCGGCGACATCGTGATGATCGCTGATGGAAATAAGACACCGGGAACGTACGGGGGTCGTGTGAGTGCCGCATCCACTACCTCAGTCACGATTGACCGAGACCTACCAGCTGGTATTTACGCCGGATACTCGCTATACGTGTATGGGGCGACTGGAGTCTGCATGAAAGCAACAGTCTCTGGCTTGGCTGGCCGCGTACTGAGTACAAGCACCTATTCGTCCACGCCTACAGTCAAACACTCATGGATCCTGGTAAAGGAATCTGAAGAGAAATCATTCCGCCGCTACAGGATTCAGGAGATTTCAGAAGAAGGAAATGGGACGTATAACGTGGTGGCAATTAAATATGACCAAAAGAAGTTTGAATTTATGGAATCAGAAACAAAAGACACTCTCGCTACTCTGGGAACAAGTTTGTTTAGCCCTACGGGAACGCCAAAACTTGGTTCTCCTATCTCTTTCACTATCTTGGTCAGTCCATAATGGCAACCACGAAGATTACTGTAGACTGGCCCGCCTTAACGTTTAAGGATTATTCAATTGTGGACATGCTGTTCTCAGGAGTGGCGTTCGCACAAGTTAGACCGGATCCTAGGCTGGCAAACTACGAGCTTGAATATCAAACAAATGACAGCGACAAGGATGAATGGTTCAGCCTGGGTAAGCTGACGCTAAACTCGGCCGTACTGAATTTCACGTTTGAAAGAGCCGTTAGAGTTAGGGTTAGAGCAATGTTGCGCTCAGGGGTCTCCTCTGCATGGGAAACCTCAAGATGGCTAGCCCTGTACGGCTTTACCTCGGATTTTCGCGACTACAGGAACACCTCGTTCTATTTAGGGATTATTTAAATGCCACTGTTTGGAAGAGACGCAAACGGTAGTGATGCGTATATCAGGTCAAGCGGAGCAGGGACTACCGCTGACCCATTTATCACGTTTCACGACCAGTTCACCAGCGATCTAAAGTTCTGGGCGGGCAACATTACCGGGTCAGATGATCTTATCGGTGCCGTATCGGGAAAGCGAATCAGGGTAATGAGCCTAATCGCCAGTGCTGATGAGGCGTTTAGATTGCAGTTTCAGTCAAATACAACAACGAACCTGACTGGACATATCTATGCCCCTAAGAATGGCACAATTGCGATTAGTAATCCATTGGGGCTATTTCAGACGGGAGCAGGAGAAAAGCTCAATGTGTTGCATGCTTGGCTGCCAACTGCGGGCACTACCATTGGTATAAGTATTGCTTACCGCGAAGTCTGATGACACGGGTGTTGGGCCGATTGTTTGAGGATGACAGAAACGGTGTAGTCGCAATCAAACCGTCAAAACCATTTTTTGGTGCTGACAAATACGAACGTCATTATCCAGTCAAGAATGGCGCAATCGATATTGAGTTGACAGCGACTCCACCTGGCATCTACTACGAGGTCGGATATAAGGAAGAAGGAGATATCCGAGATACGGTCTACACCTTAAAGTGGCGCATACCCAACCAAGAGGAACTAGACCTATCACCAAAGGACGATAACCAGCGGAATGAGGGAGCGGAAACCGAGCAAGCAGATACTTTCTGCAAGCTGCAAGCGATGCGACTGGCAGAGGAAGTGAGCGTGCTGCTGGCTGAAATCCAGAAGTTTAAGGACAGTGTGGAAGCTATGGAGGAAGATAAAGAGGAACTTGAAGCAAAAGTTACCCGCCTAGAGCAGGCTCACGAAAGGGCTATGCAGCTAAAAGATACTGAGCTTGAGGCCCTAAGAGAGACAAAGAAGCCACTCACCAAGACGATAAAAGAATATGTCCCCGTCGCTGATCAGGCACTTCTGGAACGCATCAGAAACCTAGAGGCCCAGAACAAAGAGCTACAGCAGTTAAACAGTGAGTACTACAAATCCGTGGTCGAACTATATCAGTTAAAGTTAGATAGAGCGCCTACGGCTCCTACAAGTCCGGCAGTGGGAGAGGGTCAGTTGACGCCCCATCAGCGCCTAATTAACCAGCTTGCAGCTAAGTAGATATGGCACTGAGCCCAATAACAGTCACTGTACGCGAAGGGGACAGTTTTGATGAACTGTACCTCCGAGTCGAAAAGCCCTGGGGTAAGCCCTACAACTACACCAACTCGGTCTTAGTTGCAGACATCCGTAGATACTTCAACAACACCACGACGGCCCCATCGTCAACGGTGGACTCGTTCGGGGTAGTTCGGCTGAAGCCCACGGAGGGTCTTGTTGCACTGAAACTAACAAGCAGGCAAACAGAAGCTCTAGGAAGAAACGTACCCCTGGGCTACGAAGAACGAGGTCTGACACAATCGGGTGTTTCCTTTGGCGTAGACCCCTCCGACGAACCTCAAGGTGTTTACCTATGGGATCTTCGAGAGTATTTCGCTGAAACTCAGGCTCAGATCAGTGGGATAGCCGCTGGCACAGCATTTACAAGCAGCTCTGGTGTAACTAGCAACAGAGTCAGAATTACGACTACGACCAACCACGGCTTGACCGAAAAAGATCAGGTCCTAATATCTGGAACTGGGCAGACGGTTTACGACGGGGTTAATTTCTCAGCAAATACACTTCAGATTATTAGTCCAACAGTATTTGAATTAGTACCCACATCCGCAGGTGCGCCCGCATTCAGTGTTAGTGCGAGCTCGGGTACAATATCTGTGTATAAGGAAGATACGCTGGCCATAGGCACATTGGAAGTGATTCCGCGTATCTCAAGAGATTCAGTTAGCTGAGGTTTGTTTCAATGCCCGACGTTGAAGAAGGCGTAAGTGTAATTACAGTAGGTCGCACAACGCCTATTCCGGCTGGTCAGGCGACCTCGGCTAATTCCCTCCCTGTGGTGGTGGCATCGGATCAGAGTCCGATCCCAATCCTCGACAACTTGTCTGCACCTTCACAAGTCAGGGATGACTTGCTGGGGATCCCAAGGGTGCAAACGCCCCTGGCAATTTTTGATGATACTAACCTGCTCGATATTGACACCAATATCTGGGCTAAGAATGAACAAACGGCCTCTGGAAGCCGGGTAACGCAGGTCAATCACCTTCTGCAGCAGTCTGCAGCAGAAGTGCTTGTTACCCCGTCCGCTTCGAATGGGGCGCTGGCTAGCTTGATCACCAAGCAAGCCTTCCCGTACCAAACCGGCCGCATTACTTCGGCGTCCTTTGGCGTCGCCATGAGCCGTGACGCGAATGCCAAGATTGAGTTTGGCATGTTCGACAGCACGGACGGCTATTTCCTGAGGATCGTCGGTGACGAGCTCTACTACGTGCGCCGGACCAGCTCGGGTGAGCGGCCACAAGACCACCTGAAGGGCTACACGGCTCAAGGTACTGACCCAACCACCTTTACCGTTGATGCGGCTGTAATGACCGCTCAACCGAGCCGTACTGATAGAGGCACCGTTTATCAACTCGTGTCGACCTCTCCCACTGTGATGGAAGAGATTGTTCCGCGCCGTTTTTGGAATGGCGACACGATGGTCGGTGCAAATACGACCATTCTGGGTGCCGCTGATACCAAATCGGCTCACCAGCTCAGCCTGACCAATCTGGTGATGTGCCGTATTGAATACGGCTGGTATGGCGGTACCGGGTCAAGGCTGTTGTTTTACGTGCCTGTCGATGCCAACCTGCCTAGCGGTGAAACAGTAAAAGCCTCCCGCTGGGTCATTGCGCACAATCTGAACTGCTCAGACAGAATCCCATACCCGTCGCTGGGGAACCCAACGCTTCCGATGCAGTTCCGCATTGAGAAGACTGGTGCACTGTCGGCAAATTCCTACATTCGCAAGTACGGAGCCCAGATCTCCATTGATGGCGGCGACTATAGCAAGCTTGCAATTTTCAGCAAGGATAGTCCAAAAGTGGCGAGCATCGGGACGACCTCGTACAAGCCACTTCTCGCACTGAGAATTAAAGAGAATATCACCAATAATCAGGGTCAGACGAAAAGAAACCTGATGAGGGTGTTCCCTCTGGTGCTGTCGATGTGCAGTGAAGCCAGAGCTCAGTTTGCCCTGTTTAAGAATCCGGCCACGATGAGCGATGCCTCCTCGACTCCGGTAACCGCGTTTACGAGTACTGGCACCCTCTCAGCAATCGAGTTCAACTCCCCCGAAAGCGCTACGAACGCAATTACTTCGTTTACGGGAGGCGAACAACTAGCTAGTTTCTTTACAGGCGACGGGTCAGCAGATACGGTCGACCTCACCGAAATTTTTGCCTTTGCCCGTCAGTATCTGACTCGGGAAGCCACCGCAGCATCCGGGACAGCCGGGGATGTACTTATTATTGCTGCTAAATCCGTCGACAATCTGTCTAACTCCTGTAAAGCCAGCATTACCTGGGGTCAGCGCTAATGGCGGATAAAGCCTACCAACTCCCGGAAGATATCGGGCAAAAGTCGATTTCCAGGAATGGGGAGGAAGTACAGGCCGCCTCGGAGTTTCCTAGTGGCCAAGCGCTAAAGGAAAAGAGCCTTCCAGTGGTTATGCCAAGGAATGGCTATACACTCCCGATTATTGACAATTACAGGGCACCTACACAGGTTGACAGGGACTTACTGGGCTTCCCCAGAGCGACAACTCCTTACAACTTCCTTACTCAGAACGATGCCTATGAGCTGACGGAGGCTGATTGGATCTACGACGTCACTGGAATTGACGAGCGCCCAGACGTCGACAGCACTGAGTCGGCTCGTTGGATGCAGATAGCCAAAGCGAAGCCCATTTACTTTCCGGCCCCGTATGGGGAGGTGAAATACAACCCTAGTGCAAGCTCAGCTCAGTTAATTCTCAACAGTGCAAACGGAGGTTTTCAACGAGCCAGGGTCTGCACAAAGAAAAGATATCGTTACCAGCCGGGGAGAATTGTTCGTGTCAGCCTGGCCTGTAGGATGTCGCTGGACGACACGCCGATCAGTGTGACGCGCCTATGGGGAGTAGGTGACCCCAACGACGGTTTCTTTGTTGAGGCCAAAGGAGATGGTGAAGGAGACAGACTGCAGATCCTTTACCGAACAAGCAGCGGAAGCGGCTTAAGATATGAAACACGGATTCCCAGGTCACAGTGGACCGGAGACAAAGTTGATGGCAGCGGAAAATCTGGGCAGAAGCTTGATCTGACCAAGACGTTTATGACCCTCATTGAGTGGGGGTGGTACGGAGCAAGCAACGTCAGAATTTACTTCTACCTAGTTGATAACAATAAAGACCTCCCGACATCAATCACACAGATTCCACGTGCAAGGTGGATTCTGGCGCACGAGCTGATTCTTTCAGACAGAGCCAAGAGAAATGATTTGAAGGAAAGCGATGGTGCTGGAGGATTGCGCACCTATGACGCGCCCTCACTTCGCAGACCTGGACTGCCTGTGTGGGTGGAGATTGCCAACAGTGGCAACCTGGCGCGTTCCGAGTTTATAGAGCGCTATGGCGCATCTGTCATTGTCGACGGTGGTGACGAGAACAAGGCCAAGGTTGCCACGGTAGACGCCGTCAATGGTATTCCTGCCGATCCCGCGATTGGAGGCACGACTCACGGAGCAGGCAGAGCGCTTTTAACACTGCGCTCCAGACCTTTTCTCACCAATAACGACAACGCATTGGTGGAGAATTTGCTGGTAACTAAACCACTCAAGTTGAGTGCAACAGCCAGCGCCCTAGTGGAACTGGAGATCTGGAAAGACCCGATAATGGTCAAGCCTGAAAATACTGGCCACATTAACGGGCAGCTGCCGTATCGAGATGGAGACTACGTGTCTCCATTTAATATGGTCCCCGAGGTCCTCACCTCGTACGACAGTGCTGGAACTGAGATAGCACTAAGCGACGCGACTCCAGTCAACAACACGTTGGCAGTCACTACAACTTACACGGGGCGTACCGTAACCCTGGATCTTTCACTGAATGACCATCGTTTAGTGGTGGGAGGCCGCAAGATCGGCAGTTACATGGTTGATGCAAAAGGACTGTCGCTGAACCTGGAAGAAATATTTAGTGGGCAGAGGGAAACGATAACCTCTGAGTTTGATAGCCCGCCGGACTTTCCGATCCGTACGACCAGCATTGAAGTCCGTGCATTTAACAGCGTTACCGGGGAAATCAGCGTTTCAAGAGCGTTTCCACTAAGGCTATATCCCAATCAACGGGTGTCGCTAGGTAGTACAAACTACTATGTTCTGGCAATCACCTCATCGACGACGTTCACTCTGAAAGCGGCTAAAGTAAATACAACAGCTGTTACCGCAGGGATTCTTGCCGGAGACACGCTTGTGGCTCACTACGAAGCCGATCTATCGGGCGCCGTAGCCACGCAGCTTACACCTATCTACAACACGGAATTGGTGTTTGTGGCTAAGCCATTTATGGCATTACCCGAGCGTCCTCAACCGTCTGTGGACGAAAATGCACAGTGGATGAATCCTGTCAACGCAACGACGGATAACACCTTTACACCGCTTTCGGTTCCCACTGTGGATCTATACATTACTCATGGTGTTGTCTAATGCCAGTCGTAGGCTCTCAACTCATTAATACCTCCAGCACAGGTAGGCCCACGGATCTAGAGGACCGGCCGTTTAGCTTTGCCATGAGTACGCAGATCTTCTTGAATCCTGCGGATTCTCCTACCGATGCTGTGGTGTCGTTCAAAGTCAACCCAACGTTGCTGGCTGACACCGTGGCAGCAGGCACGTCAAACCTTGCTATTGGATTTGCGACCGATGCCGAGTTGAATACCCTATCGAGCTGGACAGAAAGCCAGATTTCTGCGTCTAGTGGCAACAGGTTTGCCGTAGGGTTTGGGAGATCCACAACCGCGCCAGCCAAAGTAGGCGTAAATATTCAGGGCACGCAGTACACAACGATTGCAAGGGCACAGAACGTAAGTTCTGTAGACATCACAGGAAACACACTAGCAATGAATGATCATCCTTTTGTAACGGGTGATCGCATTATTGTCTCCTCTACAGGCAGCTTGCCGGGCGGACTGGCGACGGATACCGCATACTACGCCATAAACAGCAGCACTAACAGCATTAAAGTTGCTGTAAGTTATGCCGATGCAATTGCAGGCACTGAGATCGATATTCAGGCAGCAGGCTCGGGTACAATTACTGTAGCCTCCGATGAGATCTTTACTCTCACCAGGAGCGGGGCTACCGGTGCTGTCTCCCTGAGAAAAGGGGCCAATACCATAGCCGTATTTACAAATACGAATCAACAAAGCCCCCTGCGCCTGTTCTACTGGTGTCGCGAACAATCCGCCTCAAGTACGGCGCCCTTAGTTAAGGAAGTCAAGGTAAGAGGTGCCACCTAATGCCCACAACCAGGAACATTACTGATCTTGCTGCGCTAACCACGCCGGCAGCTGACGATCTTCTGCTGATTATTGACAGGATCAGTGCGACCAGTACAGAAGCGAAGAAAATTACGTGGGGCAATGTCCAAGAAGCAATTCAGGACATTGTTGGCTCACAGTTTATTAATGACCCTGCTACCCCTAGCACGGTAACCGTTACCTACGACGATGTTGCAGGCACGTTAAGCGCACACGTCGTAAACGACACCTCCACACAACGGGCTAGGTATTCGGAAGGGGGAGCGCTTAAGGGAACTCGTCAAGAAGCCAATTTCATTGACGGTGTTGGTGTCAACGTAACTGTTGCAGATAATACGACCAACAATCGTGTTGATATTACAGTTGCCAACACAGGTGTTGTAAACGCAGAAAACAATACCGTCACAGGTACGAGATACGAATTCTTGTCTTCTGTTACGACGGAGACAGACGGAACCAAAACACTCGAACTTCGCCCCCTAAAGCTGGGTAGTTCGAAACTCACGGCAAGTTATTCGGATTCCAACCAAGCAATCACGCTGGATGTTGATCCGGGAAACATCAACATTAATGACCTGAACACCACCACCCCATTGGGCGTATCAGTGGGGGGTACTGGGGCCAGCACCTCATCGACGGCGCGGAACAACCTGGGTGCGGCCAAAAGTGGAGCCAATAGCGACATCACCAGTCTGAGCGGTCTGACTACACCCCTGTCGGTCAGTCAGGGTGGTACAGGCGCAAATACTGCTGACGCGGCTCTGCGGGCCTTGGCAGGTCTGAATAACATCGCAGGTGTTGGTGCAGCTGGTGAAAACCTTGTTTTTCAGTCTGCCACCCTGGTTTCGGGCTCGTATCGAGCCGAGCTTCGGGGTATCAAAGCAACGAGTACCAACTACATCACCGTTGCTACTGACGGATCAGACATTGCGCTGGGTGCTAACCCAAATAATATTCTTGACGGCATCAGTGGTACACGCAACCTGAATGGCGCCCGGCTTAGCAACGCGGGCACCCCTGTCAGCTCGAACGACGTAGCGACCAAAGCTTACGTCGACGCGCAGACGACAGGTCTGGATATCAAAGATTCCTGTGTAGCTGCCTCCACAGCAAACTTGGCAGCCACCTACAACGGAAGCGGTCAAACTCTGACCGGCAACTCCAACGGTGCCCTCACGTTGGATGGAGTCTCCCTTTCTGTACACAACCGAGTACTGATCAAAGATCAGACGACTAAATCGCAAAACGGTATTTACACCGTAACGACTATAGGCAGCGCTTCAGCCCCCTTTGTACTGACCAGAGCTGAGGACTTTAACCAGAGTGCCGAGGTTGGCGCTGGCACCTTTACGTTTGTGGAGGCTGGCTCCGTCAGTGCTGGCAAAGCGTATGTACAAACTACGCGAAACATTACCATTGATGCCTCGGACATAACGTTTAGTGTCTTCGGGACCTCTGTAATCGGTACTAATTCAATTAGCAACGACAAACTTGAGCAGGTTAGTGAAGCCACGCTGAAAGGCCGCGCAGCCGGGGCTGGTACAGGCAATGTTTCTGATCTGAGCGCTGATCAGCTTGTTGCCTTGGTGAATGCGGCGACGTCCGCCACAATCAATTCAGCTCGTCTGTCACTGCCCAGCACTGCCGACACCAATGCTCGGGTAGCTGTCCGGTTCAACACCGACAGTGGAGCCACTGGTACCCGGAGAGCGATTCGGTTCATTCCTGGCACCAACGTAACCATCGCTGTTGCCGACGATGCAGCAAATGAAGAGGTAGATGTGACTATTAGTGCATCTACGCAGGCCGCATCGGTCTCTGTTGGCCTCCTAATGGCTCTGGGCTAAGTCGGTATAATTAACTGAGAGACTTCTTGTAGTTCAAAACAGGCCGATATGGCTGAAACTTTCGCAAACGCTAAGGCCAGGCTGAGCAACACCACCGAGACTGATGTCTTGGCGGCTGTACCAGCGGCTACGACCCGAATTGTGCTGTCGGTGTTGGCCTGTAACACCATTGACACGACAAGTTCTGTCGACTGTACGCTGAAAATTACGAACAGCTCGAACACCTCGCTGGCCGAGCTTGCTCACACGATTCCGATCCCGGCAGACTCCGCCCTGGAACTGGTCTCGTCAAAGCTCGTGCTGACCACTGGAGATAAGCTGCGAGCCATCTCTAATAACGCAAGCGGT